ATATCCTCTTGCTTCCATTTCAATTCTTGTTGTCCAGTCCTCACGTTGTGCAATTCTACATCCTATACACTGTCCACATGGTATTAACATTACATCCGTTCTGTACATCAAATCTTCATATTTAAGATTTTTGTGTGCTCTCTCCTTACAAAAACGCGACAGGGTGTAAACCCTGCCGCTGACTTCTTTGTTTTCAGGAGAATAGAACCGGATTAACGGCCTACTGCATCCCATTTTTTCACCTTCCTCTTCCGCCACCGCCGCCTTGCGTTCTTCCGCCGCCTGCTTTAAAGGCTGATGGTTTATCTTCGCTTAACCAGTTTTTAAGTTCTCCGTTTGGTATGTCTATCCATTTTGACCCATAGCTTTGCGTGCTGCCCCCTGTGCTGTATCCGCTTGAATCTGTTTTTGACCAGCTTTCTGTTTTGCTCCACCCCGGCAACGGTTGCTGCGGTGTCGGCATTCCGCTTGATTGTGTCCCTACACTTGGCGCACTGATACTCTGTGCGCTTGCTGTTCCTTGTGCGCTGCTTGGTGTGCTTGCTCCACCCTGTGTATACGCAAGAATCGGGTTGATTCCTGCTGCTCTCATGTCTTTTACGGCTCTTTGATAGGCCGTGTTGCTCATTTTTTCTGACCAGTCTCTAGCTTTTTGCGCTTCTGCTGAATTGTAGTTCATGGCTGTATCTTGTGAGATTTTGTTATATACGCCCTGTGTAATTGCTCCTAAGGTGTTTAAGCCCATCGCATAGATGCTGTTTTTTGCGTTCTGTGTTGCTTGTGCGCTTTGTCCTGCAAGTGCTTGATTCCATAGATTGGCGTTCATTGCTTGTGCTGCGTTGTAGTCTACGCCGCTTGCACCTGTGCTTGCGCTTTCTCCATGGCTGACGTTTCCGCTTTGATTCCAGCTTGTCCCGCCGCCTGACATGCCTTTAAACGCATTTGCCAGTTGTGCACCACTTGATACAAGCCCGCTTACTGCGTTGATACCGCCTGTGATCATTGGTATTGCTGATAACAGTGAAAATGCCATTTTAAAAATTGCCCGGATTTCTCCGGGCCTCTCCTTTCTTTACAGTTTTTCGAGACCTGGCACGCTGTAAAGCGGCATCGGTCTGGTTGTATTGTTTTGAATCAGGAAATCTGCAATAAATTGCGGTTCGTCCTGTACTGCAAGAGTACGCTGAATTTCTTGCTTCCCTTCCTTAATCCATTCGTCTGACAGATACGGCCTTTTGTCGTAGTTGTCAGCATAGTGCCATGTGTCTAATGTGCCTGTTGCGTTTGACCGGAATTTGCCCGCCACACGGTTAGGTTTCATTCTGTATTCGCTCCATGCTTCTTGATAGCCAAATACCTCTTCTGTGTTTTCTTTTGTGAGTTCTTTTCCCGTGTAGATTTCTTTGACTTTTACGGCCTGCTCGCCCAGGTTTGCAAACTGCGGATAATAGTAATCTAGTGCGTCCTGTCTGCTCCACATTCTTTCGATACCCTGCTGGTATGTGTGATCGTGTCTCACACAGCATACACCGATGATAAAACCGTGTTCTTCGAAGGATTTTGTAAAGCTGCTTTCACTGAACGGTGTTACACTGATCGCAGCCGTGTTGCCCTGCGGACTGTCTGCCGTTGTGCTGCTCGTCTGTACGACCTGAGACATGTTGATAGGATAGCGACCGCCCCCCAGATATTCCGGGATTTGTACCGTTTTGTCTGAGATGGTCGTGCCAAAGACACTGCGAATAATTTCGCGGTATCTGCTGCCGCCTCTTGCGAGTGCTTCGTAGTAGTGCTGCACTGCAAACGCTTCTCGCAGTTGGTTTACTGTCGCTGCTTCTACATTGTCAAGACGTGCCTGCATCGGTACCCATGTACTCGTGCCGCCTGAATCTTTTCCCAGTAACACGCGCGGGTATCCGTTTGTGTCGGCCCTTGTCGGCGCTCCTAAAGTGTTTCCGTTTGCCGGTACAAGGTGCGATTCGCCGTTGCTGGTCATGATTCCATAGCTCTGCAGCTCTTCTACTGTAAATGCCCATTGTACTCTTGCATCTCCGGTGATTCCGATAGCTACGCTTGGCCCCTTTTGTGGTGTCGGCAGTGCACTTGTAAAGTAGTCGTGATATTTTGCGACAGGCAGCGGCTTTCCGCCCGTTGCTGCGTTTAAGTTTAGCTGTGTGTCTGTCCATTCGTGGCTTTCGTCCAGCCTTACATATACCGCTGGTTTATCGTCTTTTAATTCTTTTACTGGGTCCGTTAGGTTTTGGTCTCTGAACCATTCGTTCCAGATCTTTACGTATCCTCTGATTGGTAGTGCGTTTACACTGATGTCTTTTTCTGCTTGCTCAGGTGTAATTGCGGCTACTCGGTTGCATTTGGTTGGGATGCCCATATAGTCAAGTATGGTTCCTTCTTCTGGTACTGTTCCGATTGGTGACGCTTCTATTTCAGTTCCACTTTTCATGGTATATCCTGCTAGATACTGTTGCGGTACGCTGTATTCTGTTTTTTGTTCCCATGCTCCGGTTGTGTTTTCACCCATGAACTCTTTCCAGTGTTCCCACACAATGCGGTTTGGTACAAAGAAGTAATATACGTCTAGGTACGCATTGTCCATCACCGGGAAGATCGGTGTGGTCATACGCACAAGGCCTGCCGTGTCTACACTGAAAGTGTCACCCGGCAGCACTTCATCCACATAAAATGGAATCAACTTGCCAGCGTCAAACGTGAATTTCACATTCTGATCTCGCTTGAATCTTGATCGGCTGATGTGTGTCTGTGGAATCCTGTTAAAATGCGCTTCGTTATTCCGGTTCATTCTGCTTCACCTCTTCTTTCTTCTGTTCCGGCTGTTCCGGCTGCTTCGGTTTATTCAGCTCTTCCGTGATTTCTTCAATGGTTTTGCCTGCTTTTTCTGCCATCTTTTTAAGTTCGTGGATGTTTTCCGGATAGTCTGTGATATCTGCGTTGCTTCCGTCCATTGCTCCACTTGCTAGTGCTTGTGCAAAATTCGGATCAAATGCTGCTCGTGCGACGATGTTTTTAATGTCACATTCTTCGGCATATGACTGAATTTCTGCTTGTCGGTCTATGTCTACATCGTGAATTAGTTTTTTTTCTCCTTTTTCGTTCATTGTCCACTTGTATGTGTCTCGTGTTCGTTCTCCTGCTGTGCTTGCTTCTTTCGGTGGCAGGTTGTATCTGCTGTATACTTTACTCATTGGTTTTACCTTCCCATACTTTGGTAAGTTCTACTTTCTGAAATTCGCCGTTTTCGTCGTTGAACTTCGCACACAGATATGCAACATAGTCTCCTGCGCTTTGTCCAATGAATGATTTTTCATCCTTCTCAAGGATTTTGCACATTCGTTCCATGGTCTGGTCGTTTTCGCTCTCGCAGACGTGTACAAATTTTTTTGCAACTTTGTCTCTGATCGTGTAATAGTTATGAATCACAGCCGCGTACCCCCTCTCATTGGTTTGCCCTGAACGTTGATTCTTTTCGTTTTGTTTGCGGTCTGGTTGAATACCTTTCCGTCCTTACTTTTCGTGGTTCTACTCCGATGCGCCATTGTAGTCTCTCCTTAAAAGTTCCATTTCAATGCTGTTTGCAAAGCTTTTCATCATCCATATTTCATCTATGATTTTTTTCGCGTCGTTAATATCTGAGACCTTTCTAAGCATTTTGTATGCTCCTTCGATCTCTTTGTATTTTTTTGTCAGTAGGTTGTTAAGTTCTTCTCTGGGCTGATCTCGTGCGTTCCATGTTTTCAGATTTAACATTTTACTTCTCCTTTGAGTTCATGTCGTTGTCGTGCAGTGCGTGATAAATCTCGTCCAACTTTTCAAGAATCTGCATCATAATCTCGATTGCATGCTTCACGTCTTTAATGGAAATCAGTGCCATTTTTACACCCCCTTTCTGTATTTTGTGTTTCGTGTATCAAAATGCACCCAATTGTTGTATACGATGATACCACAGCTGTTTGGTGCTATTTTGTCTAGTACTTTTGCAAGTTCTTTCGGCTTTATGCCGTCTGCTTTTATGTCCGCTGCCATACCTCTTGTATGGTAACTGTATTTTGCTCCGTTCACTTTCGCGTTGTGGCTTACTGTGCGGTATCCGCTTGTGATTATGATTGGTTTTTTGATTGTTTTTCTTGCGATTTCTAGAATGACTGCTAAATATTCGTCAACGAATACAATTGGCGTCCCGTCTTTGCATGCAAATTCTTTTACTTTGAAGTGGTCTGCAATGTTTTTGTTTCCTTCTGTTTCTACTACATATGCTTTAATTTCCATGTTCTGTCGCTCCTTTTCTTTATTATATTATAAGGACTCCTGATTGTCAATTCTCCTTTTCGGTGAAATATATCTCTATTTCTTCGACAAGGTTTTTTTCTAATTTTTTTAGAAAAGTTTTCCTAGAGTAGGAGCGCCATTAAACTCCCGCCCGCAGGCGCACTTCTTCAAATATTGGCGCGCTCCGTCAGGCTTTGCTGCCACCGCTTGCCCTGCTCTATTTGCCGTTCTTTCAACATTTTCCACAGAGTTTTCAACATTTCCACATTGTTAAACTTTAGCATAACAGAGTGATTCAACGTTTCAACATTTTTTCAACAAATCTCTCAACATTTGTTTTTGCTGTTTTCTAACGTTCTAACGTTCAAAATTATCTGTTTTCAACTTTTCCACGTACTCTACTACTACGGCTACAACAAATAAATAATAATAATTACACGTGCGTGCGCGTGCGTCTACGCGCGTGCGTGCGCGTGCTGATAAAATAATATAGCCAAGTACCTTACTTGATAGGTACTTGGCTAGGTGACACCGCTTACAGCTTTCCGGATGCGTGCATTTTCTTTTTGGTTATTCTTTCTTTTGTTTTTAAATCTTCTGCATAGTCTTTGTTTTGGTATGTGTAGCGGTTGGCTGCTATGATCTTTGCTTGTCTTTCTTTTTTAATCTGCCACAGTCTCATTGGGTCTTCTGCTTCCATTTGCTTTTCGTAAAATCGTGGTATTCTTGCTCTTTTTCCGTTTGCGCATTGAATATAGCCTTGTTTCCAGATTTCTTCTTTGTGCTCTTTGTACCACTGATCTCCGATGCCCGGTTTGAGTGACATTTTTGCAAATGGTTTCGGTTGGCCTAGATCATAATAAGAATTCGCTTTTTTCCCGTCAATTTCATACATTTTTTTTGTAACATACCCTGCAACATATCTATAGGTTTCTGGCACTGCTTGTGCTATCTGAATTTGACCCATTCCCCATAGGTCTGCCATTGTTTTACTTGTAAAGTAACCGTTACATCTTTTTTTGTAGATTGGTTCAAGGTCTGTTGGTTTCCAACCGTACAAAATCATGTGGTAGTGTGGTCTTGCTGTTTTTTCTCCGTATTCACCCGCACAAAAGTATCTTAGCCCGTCTCCTGTGGCCTTTCTGAGCCTTTTTATAAATTTTTGGATATCTGTATAGAGTAAGATTTGCACGCTCTCTGGACGCTCTGTGCCCGGTTTCCATGTGTATTGTACTTTTCTGAGGATTTCACCCGTTTTTACTATCATGCCCGGTACGTGGTCATCATCGTATGTTAGTGTAACAAACCATACTTGATCTTTTGGATATCCTCTTGCTTCCATTTCAATTCTTGTTGTCCAGTCCTCACGTTGTGCAATT